AAATGGTTGACTTGCTGAGTTTTGACTTACGGAGCATATCCTGAAACGCTTGAAATTCTGTTTGGTATCCACCAAGTCCAGGACCTGACATCTGGCGTTGAATATCTTGCAGCGCTGCCTGCTTAGCAACAAGGTCAGTTGTTGTAACGAATCTTACAAAAGGATTTGTAGAGTCACCATAGATGCCAAGGATATTGGATGCTAGTGTCTGTGTCTTTTCAGCCATTACTTAGCCTCCCTCAATATTCCAGCAAATACCCCGTAGTACATGCGGGAGAATTCAGGATTCTGTAGCATTAGTGTTTCTCCTAGTGTAACGAGTTCGTTGCGCATCAATGTAGCAATCCCACCAGCAGATAGTTCTGCATAGTTAGAAGCCTTTTGCATATTTAATACTTTTCTGAGTTCATCAAATCGTGCATAGAACTCTGCTGTTTCTTTGTATACAGGGGACTTCTGGAAAGCAGGGTCTTGCAAAGCAAGTCCGATGTTTGCTACCTTCTGGTCATTTACACCTGTAACAATAGTGTCAGATGGACGAGCACCAAACTGCTTATCAAGGAGTGCTATCTGCTCGTTGTACCAGTAGTCTGTATAACCGCCAGCAATCTGATTTTCTGCAATCTGACTCTTTAGCATAGAATAAACCATGCCCTCTGACTCTTGTGCTATTTCCTGAGTAGATAGTGCACGACGTGAGCCGCTCTTTTTCTGCCAGTTGTAGTACTTAAGAGAAAACTCTCCACCAGGGAAAAAGTAAGGAACTATGTCTCCAGTAGGTGTTGCGTACTTGTCAGCAATCTCAGGGTTGTTGTTAAGGAATGTCCAAGCATCTGCAGAACCAGATGTTCCTGGTGTGCTTCCGCTCACAGCAACTAGAATGTTGTTGATACCAAACTTGTCAGAGAACTCTACAACTGCTGCGTTGCGGTCTCCAGGATGTCTTTCGTTGATATCCTTCCATGACTTGTAAAGCATGCTCATGGTCATGAAGTTCTTCTTGTTCTCAGGGTTTTTAACCTTGGTGAGAACTTCTTGAATAGGAGTTGCAGGAGAGATAGACTGGAAGATTGCTCCCCAGATGTTCATATTCTTAGCAAGTTTCTCGGCATCATTAAACAACTTAACGCGGTTGGCATCTGATGCAAATGGATTATCTCCATACTGACCAGTAGATGCTAGGTAAGAAGCCCAGTCTTTAACAGCGCGCTGTGTAGATGCATCATCTCCAAGGATTGCTGCGGATGTCTTCTTAAACCATGCAGGGAAGATAATATCTCCGACTGTCTTTGGCTGTCCAAATGGTGTCAAAATGTCACGCAAGAAATCATCTGCAGGACCGAATGCACTAGAACGTCCACTCAATTGATACGCTGCAACCATAGCAGGTCCCATTCCAGGAACTACTGGGTTGAGAGAACCAAATGCAAGGTTAAGAGACTCAACAGGTGATGTAATCTGTAATGCATCTTTAGCACTGAGGCTCTTGCCTGCAAGTGCTCCAAGTACGCTGCCTACGATTGGCATCTTAAACTTAATCTGGTCTTGACCCTCTTCTTTATACAAGAAGCCTTGGTTGTCCTCGTATGTCATTCCTGACACATCATAGATAACGTTAGAGCCTTCTTTAGTCAAAGCATCAAATGCCTTGCCAGCCTTGTAGATAGGAACTGGGTTAGACCAAGTAAGTTCAGCCCACTTGCCGATTGTATTGTAGTGAGCCTGTGCGAATGGTGCTATCAAACGTGCAGAGTTTGCCCACTGTTTCTGCTTTGCAGCATCATAGAATAAGTTCTTAACGTACTCTGCAGCCTGCTCTCCAGCCATAGAATCAAGAGTCTTAAGTGACGCTCCACCTTGATGGACATAATTTGGATTAGCCTGGCGCTTCTTGAGTGTTGTATTAATAACACGAAGTGGCTTAGGAACTCTTCCAAGTACTTTTCTTCTACCAGTAGGTGCAAACGCTTTGTTGGCGTTGCTACGAAGTTTAAGTAAGTCATCAGTGCTAAGCATATCTGCGTATCCTGCAATAAAGTCCCAATACGCAGCATCAAACTCTGGACCAAAGTTAGCCTTTGATTCCATACGCGCTGCTAGATTAAAGAACCAGTCAGTAAATGCACGTGCTCTTGTAGAAACTGCATCTCCTACAAACTTCTCAGTCATGTTCTTAGCAACAGAACCAGCAAGTTCTTCTGGTTTAAAGAATGCTTCAATCTGACGTGCGAATACCTTTTCGGCAGCAAGTACGCCTTCTGTGGTTAGTCCCTTTTGACGATAAGGAGGCTTAATAGTAACTACCTTGCCGCCAGATGTTGTAACCTTTAGTTCGCCGTCACGAATAAGGTCCATAATCAAATTACGCTTTGAACCTTGACCAGCAAGTAGGTTCAACTGACCAGCAACGCTGTCACGTTGTGAAGCATCAAAGAGCCAAATGCTTAGATTCTCTTTGTTGATATTGTCAGCAACTACTCCAGGACCAGTCTCCTTGAAAGGATTCTTAAGAAGGAGTTCACGCATTCCTTCGTTGTCATCGTAAATTGCTGAAACGAATTCTTTGAGTTTATTGCCTGGCTCATCAAATGTAGCAACAAGGTTATCAATGTATTCAACCTGTGCTTCTGGACGACCAATCTGCATAACTCTGACTACATCAGGCATGAACTTATCTGATGAGAAGTTGTTGATTGTCCAAGAAAGAGCCTGTAAAAAGTCTGGGTGTTCAGGGGTAATATCTTCGTAAGCCTTGAACATAGCGCCCTTACGTCCTTCTGCGCCATAGTCACCACGTGATGTTCCACGCATAAGAGACATACGAGCAATAACAGACTCAGAGAACTCAACCTCTGCATCTGTAGCCTTGAAAGAATCACCTAGTGCGTTTACGCCATACTGAGAACGCTTTGCAAGCATCTTCTGGATAGCGTTACCATTAGGGTCAGAAATCATCATAGAGATGAATCCCATAGGGTTATTGAAAAGACTGTTATGTCCAGAGAAGAACTGACGCATCTGCATTTCTGCGATGTTACGGAAGATATATGCAGCACGTCCGACTAACTGTGCTGTACGCCACAAGTCACCCAACTCTTCAAGAAGAATTCTTGCAGACTTAGAACCACCATAGACTGGGTTGTTAGTCTTAAACTTAATAACCGCCTCATTGACTCTACGTGAATCAGGGAAGTTAATGACGTCGCGTACTAATTGAGATTCAAGAATACCTTTTTCAAGACGGATGTTCTTGCCTTCTGTAACAATTAGACCAGCACCCTTGTTGCCAATGGCATTTCCAAGAGAGTATGAAGTGATGATAGCCTCTTCTTTGCCGTTAATCTTTGTGGCATTACGAAGTGACTTAATCTCTTCATCGCTAAGATTAATTGCTTTTCCGATTTCATCTACAAGTCTACCTATGCCGTTTTGTACGGCAGCAGCACGTTCAGCGTTTGTAGTTGCAGCAAATACCGCGCGCTGAGTACTCTCGATAATCTTTTCTTGTGCGCCCTTTGAAATAATACCAGCAAACTTAGACGATACGCCAATAGAACTAATCCAGTCTTCGACTGTATTGTTTACTGCTGTAATGTCGTTTAGGTTGACAGCGGTTGAGCGAATGTAGAATCTACCGAATGATTTGTTAATATTCTCTGCAAACTTAATTGCATCCATATTAACCATTGGAATCATACGTGCAGCAGGATTAGTTGCAATCTTTACGCCAGCAGAAATAGACTGTTTAATCTTAAGTGGGTCAGCACCAGGAACGAATTGGTTCAAGAATACCTTGAATACGTCATCTGCTGTCTGGGCATCAACCAGTTCTTTAACCATGTTGTCATCTAGTTTGCGACCAAATAGACGGCGTAGTTTAACTGGGTCTGTTTCCTTAGCAATCAATTCGCCAATAGGCTGAAACTGACGTCCTAAAAGGAACTTAAGTGGCTTGGAAAAGTCCTCACCAATGTTGCCCATAAAGTTATCTGTAAGACCAATTTGAGACTGAATTGACTCAATCATTAGTCTATTGTCGGCAATCTCTGCCTCTAACTTAAGTAAGTTTTTAATTCCAGCATTGTTAGGGTCCTGGATAAGTTCACGAAGGATGTCTGGGTCCTCGTTAGCCTTCTGGCGAAGTTGCTGGAACCAGACTTCTTTATCTTCTAGGTCTAGTTGCTTGTTAAGCAGGTCATCAAGTTCATTCTGACGTGCAGCAAGTGAAGCCTTTGTATCTTGAACTGAATCAAGTAACTTAAGTACATTAGGACCAAGGTTAGTTGGGTCTGCAAACTCTGCTGCAGCGTTACCAATTTCTGCGCGTGTAGCAGCAATCTTATTAGGATTGGTGACTACTACTCCGCCCTCTTTGCCATAAATAGCACGGACATTGGTAAAGCCATCTGGCTTCCAAATCTTTTCAATGGTGCTAGTAATCTTGCTCATTACCGCAAAGTTCTTATAGTCTGCGACTTCACCGATAAGAGCACCAAGAGTCTTGGCTGCTACAAGTTCGTCACCAACTGCAAATAGAGAGCCTACAAATCCATCAAGGTTTGCGGCATCATCGCGCAGGTTTGATGCAAGTTCACTGTAGATTTTAAAGTCTGGGTCCTTGACGTTCTTGCCTAGTTTATCAAGAGAATCTGCTAACTTAGAACGACGAAGCGCTTCTGCAGCGCGTACAGTATCGTCAGCATTTGTGAAATCATCAGCAAGGTCAAGAAGTTTTAACTGTTTTGCATCGTTTGCTGTGACTACATACTCGTCTAAACCATGAGCACCAACGCTGATTTTGCCATATTGAGGCACTTCATCAAGGATAATGTGACCATCAAAGAAGCCGCCAGTGTTCTTCATATCTGCTGAAAGCAGGTCCATAGCCTGTGTAAGTTCACCTGTTTGAGTCTTAGGATTGCTTACAAACCACTCTGCAATAGACTTATTAGAAAGAGTTTGCTTTACAGCGGTATCTCCAGGCTCATTTGCCCAGCGCATCCACTTGTTAGTCTCAAAGTTAAGCAGTTTCTTGGCTGTTTCAACTTCTTTATTGACGATAGCCTTCTCTGTAGCAATAATCTCTTGTTCTTTAGCCTTATATTGATTAGCAATACGCTTGTATGGGCTAGAAATCTTCTTAGTTTGCTTATCACGAAGAATCTGACCGTTTTTTTCAAGGTCATCAATTGCTTCTTTGCTAAGATTGTCAAAATATGACTTAGTATAAGGTGCAACTTCTTCGGATAACTTAGTTGCTTTCTGCCCTTGGCTAATAATCTTGCCTACAGCGCCAGGTCCAAACCATGTTGATGGGTCTGCAGCCACGTTAAGGGTTGCATCTACAATACCTGACATAACTTTGTAGGCATTTCCATTAGGATTCATACCTACGCCACTAAAAATACCGCGTCCCAATGTGTAAGACTTACCATTGATAAGACCAAACTGAGCCATTTCTTTGGCTTGAGCCTTACCAATCTTGCTTTCAGGTGATACAAAGAAGCCAGAACCTGTGCCATTGTTTGCATTACGCAATACTTGACCGAGAGTTGTGCTCTCTCCTAGGATTCCCTGGCTTAAACTTTTAACAAATTCAGCGCTGGAACCTTCTTCTCCACGTAGCATGCCAGTAACGTCACGTCCCAGTGTAGTTGCCATGTCATAAGGTGAACGAAGTCCAGCAAAAAGCAAACGAGTAGCACCCTTAAATGGGTCGTAGACAGCCTCTTTAAATGCAGACTCAATAGAACCAAGGATTCCGCGCTTAGGCTTTACCTGGCTCTTAATCTTATCTACTTTAAATGAATCAGCCTTAAGTGCAGCGATACCATCAATGGTAGTAATCTTGTTTAATCCTGGTGTATCTGCAGTAAGCCCTTGGCTCACCATTGACATAACAAGGTCTTTGCTCATGCCAGGATACTTCTTAAGGATATTATTAAAGTTATCTAATTCATTACCACGTAGGGATGCTCTTTTGTAGTCAAGCATCTGCTGTAATGGAGTACGAGTATCTGATAGATACCCTTTAATGGCTTCATTGACATTAGCCATTTAGGATTCCATTTCGTTGAATGCTTCCACCATCATTAATAGGTGACGAGATGAAGGATTTTGCTGTAGCAAGGCACGAGCAAGTAAAGAACTTTGGTCAACTGCGTCAACTGGAGTTTGCTGGATTGAATCATCAGCACCAGGACCACCCTTTGCACCATGTGATAGTGGTAGGTCTTGGCTTCCAGGAGCAAAAACGTTTGTTGTATTTACAGGGATATTGCCCATAGCAGGAGCATTTACTGGCAAAGATGTTGCTACATCAGTAGGCGCACCTTGTGCAAGGCTTTCTAAATTAGAACGCTCAGTATATGAGCCTCCAGGAGCATTTTGAATCTTTGCATCATTAACTACACGCTGTACACGGGCTGTAAGATTTTTGTCAGTACGGCTGGAGTTTGCACCAACCCCTGAAACTTTTTCATTAACAGCCATTATTAGTCCTCGTCTTCATCCATGTATTTTGCAATATCAGTGTTGGTTGGTAGTTTCCACTCAACCCAGTCAGGATATGAATCCTTATCGATAATTAGCGCTAACGCTACATCGTGTTTAAAACCCGCTCTTAGCAGTGAGGTGTAGTACTCGTTAAGCCAGATGCAGTACATTTCCAAACGATTGTATTCGTTAGTATCTACTGTCTCGACTTTTTTCTTTCGAGTAGCCACGTTATCCTCCTAAGCCTGCTAACATTGTTGCTAAATCTGCTGGTGCTCCCTGTTGTTGAGGGGCTCCGCCAGAAGGTTGTCCAGGAGCCGCTGGGGACGGGGGCGCTTGCTCAACTGGGCCTTGTGTGCCTGGCGGAGCCATCTCTGGCTGCATCGGTTGTTCAGGCTCTTTCGGACTGAACACTGCCAACGCAGCAGCCTCGATACTATCCCCTTTACGACGACGTTCAATAACGTCAGCAATATTCTGGATTAGTTTAGATGGGTCTTGACCTTGTGCGGCCATAGCAGGTATTGCTTGTGCGCTTGCAGTGATTGCTGCAGTGAGATTATCGCGCATCTTTTCAATCTCAATTCGTTGTTCTTCCATTGTGACATTAACAGCCCATGGTAGTTCACGACGAATAAAGTCTTTAGATACTAAATCTGCGCCTAGCGCTTGGAGAGAGAAGATGAGTGCACGTGAAGGGTCTAATCCAGCCATCAAGCCATATCGGACTTCTACCGAAGTGTCGCCCTTAATGTCCTTGCTTGGCATATACTTTAACTCGTACGGCGTACCTTGTGCAACACCTTTAACGCTCTTTTCGCTATTGAAAAGGAGTTCATCCATTTCAAAGCACATCTTGATGACATCTTCGAGAATCTCAGCAAGGACTGTTTGACCAGCCTTAATCTGAGAATCGAAAGCACCAAGAAGTGCCTGGACACCTTGACCAGTGATAACACTAGCGTCAATGTTTCCAGTTCTACCCTCAGGATATCGAGCACCTAAACGCAATTCAGATTGGAGGGCTGATTGCTCCTGGAAAGTAGCAGCGGGAATGTCCAAACGGACACGCCCAACACCATTGGGTTGGTTAGTACGAATGATTGCATCAGGACCCATAGGAAGGTCGATAACATCATCAGGTACTACGAGAGGCGCTTGGATTGACTTTTCAGCCGCTTCCATAGCGAGGTTAGCAAAACGTGCACGAGCAAGTTGTACAAAGAGCACATCATCAAACTGTCCGCGTGGCAAGCCATCGATAGATGGACGTTCAGCGATATACACTGTCATCTTGCCAAGTGGGTTTCTAGCCTGTGATAAAACTAAGTTTTTGCGTGAGGGAACGTAAAGGATAATATCGTTCTTATCCATGTAGCGGATAATCTCAACCTCAGCGTTTAGATTCTGGTCGTATCCGAACTGACCAAGAATAGCGCGGTCATACTCTGGGAACTCATTGACGAGTTCTCCGATTGTCTTGTTGTAGCGCTTAGCATAAGCAACAAGGCGACTAAAGCGGTCACGCTCATAGTAGACACCAGTTGGGTCTTCGACGCGGATACGTGGGAGTTTTGCATCCCAGTCAGCCTCGACGTGGATTGGTAGGAAACCATAGGAGAAGTACTGGTCTGCGCCACCATACATCTGGGTCTGCAGACGTGAATGATAAACATAGTTGTTGGCAATCATGCTGCGCTTGTCAGCAAAAGAACGAGCACGGTCAGAGGTAATGTTAGTTGTAGAGCAGTTAATTGATGGCAGCGGTGCTAGCACCTCAGCCAAGTCACGTGCTGCCACGTCTACAAAGTTTGCAACCATGGCATTAGGCATGTCTGTAGGGAACATGTCAGGGAATACCTCTGCCATACGTCCCTTACGCACAGACAGGATGTTAGCCATGTTGCTGTCGCGCTCTGCAGCGCGATGCTTCATGGCGTCTACACGCCGTGCAATAGTCTTGATGTCTGCCATTGTTGTCCTATTCGTATTCGCCAAATTCGTAATCGTTTACGTTAACCATGTACCGTGTAGCACTCTGGCGAGGTGTAGCCCATTTATTTGGAATGTGGCTCTGGTTGATTCTTGTAGTTCCGATAACTTCTCTTGCCCGTAGTTCACAGAACCATAGAGCCATAACGCAGTCTGTCTTACCTTTGGTATCAGGCTTCCAGGTAATCAATTGCTGGATAAGAGCCTTAACACCTTCTGAACCGTCCTGAGAAGGAAGTTCCATCAGGTTGTCGTGATTGAATGAAGTGCCACGCATGGACCCAAAAAGCCCTGACATAGCAGCCACACCGAATGATGTGTCCCATTTATTCTTACCAGTGAACTGGCTTGAAAATTTGACCCCCGCCGAGGCTAGGTAACTACGTAGTGTCTCATCTAAGGCGTAAGCCTTTTGATGCGCATTGATTTCGATACGCAGTTCCTGAGGGCGATACTTCTCGCACCATGCCTCAATCAAAGACTGAATCTTCTGCGGAGTTGGCTCCTGCATGTTCTCGACATCTAAAATATATCTTTTGCGAGTCTGGCGGTCAACTGTCATGATTACCGCTGCAGTGTTACCACTCATCGCTGGGTCAAGACCCATGATGGTGTACCACTGACCCTGCTCAGCAGGATGTCCTGGTGTGCCTGGCTTTAGTTTGCCGCGTTTGCGCATCCTGTTGACTGAACCTTGGACACATGCAGGCGGAAAGATGGAATCTTCTTGGACGTCCTGCTGCTGATAAACCAGAGCCCACGCACTCGGAGAGACTTCCGAACGTCGTCTAAACAACGCGGGCCCGTCCCACTTAGGATAAAGACCGTTCTCATCGGGAAGGATGCCTTCATCCGAACCTTCCCAGGGAAGATTAGACTTGGGCCACAGTGTAACCCATTTTTCGGGGTCATCGTCATACTCCAATACAGCAGGCATGGACATGTACGTAAAGGGAGTCTTGCCACCAGTCCAGTGGTTAGGGTTCCTAATCTCACGGTACAGGTCATTAGATGCAATACGAGTTCCAACAATGAGCAACTTACCTGAGTCACCCAGACGGGTAACTACGTCTCTCTGGAGCCAGAGGAGTTGCTTCTCCCACTCATGCGCGTTTGAAGTCGTAACGACGTCATCCAAGATGATGAGGTTCGAACGGGCGCCAGTAATCTGACCACCAACTCCCAGCGCTTGCACTGTCGGGTCCTTCTCGGTAGAATCACGAGAAAGGTAAATCCTATCAGCCTTCCAAGTATCCGCATCTTCTTTCCAACCCCCAGCCGAGCCATAGACGGCTTGCATCTTAGCCCAGCGTTCATGGGAGAGGCGCTGCTTGATGGAGTAGAGATACTCCTTGGCGCGCTCCTGAGTCTTAGAGACGATGGTAATCTTAATGTTCGGGTCCATGGCGATTCGGTAGACACAGTAGTTGACTGTGATTACTGTCGACTTGGCATGCTCAGGCGGGACGTTGAGAAGCAAACGCTTCGGGCTGGCAGGCTCGTAGACCATTGAAGAGTGAATGTAACTTGGCTCACGGGATTCGATGATGTCAATCCAGGAGCGGTGGTGAGGAAATATCGGGCTGTCAAGGAACTCACGTGAGAACTCCTCAAAGCCAATCTTGTACTTAGCATCTCCCGTTACGATGCTCAGTGTCTTCTCACCCTCGGTGCGGGCTTTCTCAAGAGCCTTCATAAAGGCGGCATCTTGACGCCAGACCTTCATGACATCTGGCTTGCGGTCAGCCCTAGCGATGGCGTCATCTAGGGTCAGACCCTGCTTGATGAACTCCAGAACCTTGGCTTTTGCCTCACGAAGAGCAACCACATTGTGATGTTCTTTACCTTTACCCGCTGCCATAACTCCCCTTATAAAAACCCTATATCAATCAGGGTTAATAATTCCCCTTTATCGCTCGGCTCGCTCTTGGCGAGCCTCGCTAACCCCTCGGTTCGTGGCTGGCATCAAGCCAGCCTTCATTACATTCAGGACTGTCTTAGCCACCCACTCACAGCCAGATAGACTCACTATGTAGTATTCGTTCGTCTATATATACTAACCCGTTCAAAACGGAAAAGCGAACGGTGTGATGTACATAATGTGACTAAGGTCACTACTATATGGGTTAAATACGGACATATAGGGGGGCA